CTTGATAAAGCCTTCTACTGCTTGATCGTCATAATACACATCTGGATCAGCAATAAGATCATCGATCCGGTTCATTTCCATTTCGATTTCTTTACATACCGGAATCTCGCCTCGAATTACGGCATCTCGAAACTCGCCGTAATATTTCGGGACGGCAGTGTTTGATAATGCCATATTGTTCTCCTACTGTTTAATCGTCATCGTCCTTATCATCCGGTCCCACTTTCCAGAATTTTCCAATCTTTTTGTTGTCATTTGCCTGGAAGATTCTGGCACTTTCCTCTTTACCTACAACCGAATCAAGATACTTCTTAGTCTGATTAAGAACCAAACCCGTAACTACAGTCTTAGCAGCTTTTTTAGGTGCTTCTTTTGCTCCTTCACGGATTCCCTCTTTAACGCCGTTCACGGAATTTTTCAGACAGCTTTTCACATATGTTTTTCCACGGTTAATTGTTTTCTCGCTAAGATCTTTCATCTTTACACCGCGAAATTTAGAAATCACTTTCCCAATTTTTTCTGGATTCTTATGGACATAATAAGCTGCTGCCGCAACCGTAGCTACACCCACTCCAACTCTGGCAATTCTCTTATTTCGTTCGGTTTTCTGTTGAGATGTTAAGGGTTCGGCAGACTTCCGTCGTCCAGCAGATGTCAATGTTCCATCTTTATTCTGGTAACGACGAACGCCCCATTTCATACCCTTAACGCCATGATGTTCTAAGAATGTGTTATCCATTTTGATTTTCCTCCATGTCATCATTCTCTGCTGCCCAGTTCAATCTTGATTCGTACTCGCTGATTTGTGTTTTATAGCACTCTAATACAGCGCTGCTCATTGGCGGATCGAAAAGCAGCTTTACTTTTAGAAACATATACGATTTAACCAAATTCAATTTTGGTTCGTCTTGCATAAACTCCACCCAGTTAGTTTTGTCATCTGTGACCGTGAAGCCAGACGCTGGACCAACGCCTAACTGCGTTAAAACTGAAAACACAGAATTAATGTGCATAAGGATGTCAGCATCGAAATGCTCATATTCTGTTTCAATGCCTAACATATTGACAAGTGTAGCACTTCCAAGCTCTGCAACGAGTTCTTCCTTTGAATAGGTT